ATATGCCACAATTACTGTATTTGATACCGAGACTGCTGACCTCAGAGATGTCAAGATCTCTACTGGACTTGTAACCTCTCTTGTAGGTACATACGCAACCATCACAACCTTCGACTCTAACGAAGGTGATATCAATACAATCAAGGTTGTTGCTGGTGTTGTTACTTCCTTGTCTGGTTATGGCGTAACCTATAACACAGCAGACTTTGAGAATCTTGATGCTCTTGATGCCAAGATCACAACAGGTATTATCACCTCTCTGACAGGCACATATGCAACGATCAGAGATGCTAACTTCCAAAATGATGTTCGTGTTGGTGGTGCTCTTACCGTTGTTGGCGATCTGACGGTTAACGGTAATACCACTTTTGTTCAGAGTCAGGTTCTGCAAGTAACTGACAAGAACATTGAGATTGGTATTACCTCTGGTGTTCCTGCATCTAACGCTTCGGCTAACGATGGTGGTATCATTCTTAAGGGAACGACTGATAAGACCTTCCTGTATGACTTCCCAAGAGAAGCATGGGAAGTCAACCTCAAGTATATTCCCAATGTTGATGATTCTCTCGATCTCGGTACTACCGATCGTGAGTGGAGAGATATTTACATCGACGGTACTGCACACCTCGATGCTGCTGATATCCTTGATGCCAAAATCACTGCTGGTATTATCACCAGTCTGGTAGGCACCTATGCAACTATCACTACAGTTGACATTGAGACCTTAGATGCTCGTGATGTTAATATCACTGGTTTAGCAGTAACTGACATTGTTGGCACTGCCGCTACTATTACAACCATTGATGTAACCGAAGGTGATATTGTCAATGCCAAGATCACCGCAGGCATTATCACATCTCAGGTTGGCACCTATGCCACAATCACAACTGTTGATATCGAGACTCTCGATGCCCGCGATGTAAACATCACTGGTCTGGCAGTTACAGATATCGTCGGTACTGCCGCTACAATCACCACAATCGATGCCACCGAAGGTGACATTGTAAATGCTAAGATCACTGCTGGTGTTGTAACAAGTATCGTTGGTACTTACGCTACCATTACGGTATTTGACACTGAGACACTCGATGCTCGTAATGTCAATATTACTGGTTTAGCAGTTACTGATATCGTCGGCACTGCTGCAACAATCACCACGATTGATAATAATCTTGGTACGATTGATAATGTTGCTACATTAGATGCTCTTGACGCCAGAATTACTGCTGGTATCATCACATCTCAAGTTGGTACATACGCTACCATCACAACGGTCGATATTGAGACCTTAGATGCCCGCGATGTTAATATCACTGGACTCGCTGTTACAGATATTGTTGGCACTGCTGCCACGATCACTACAATCGATGTAACAGAGGGTGATATCCTCAACGCTAAGATTACTGCTGGTATCATCACTGATATTGTTGGTACTGCAGCAACGATCGTCACTATTGACGCAGATTATCTTGTTGGTGATACATCCTACATTAATGTTGGTTATGTAACCTCTCTGTATGACTCTACAGGCGTTGTTGGACTCAATACCCAACATATCCTCAGCACAGACCCTGGTGGCACGATCACCTGGCGTGAACCTGCTCAGATTGGTATTGCTACCATTAACGCCAGAACTGACACATGGTATGTCTCTCTGAATGGTGTTGACGATGGTGATGCCTCTCGCGGTAGAACCCCCGAGAGACCATACAGAACGATTAGATATGCCCTGCAGCAAATGACAGGGGTTGGCGTCAATGAGATTCTGCAAATTGATGCTGGTGTTTATGAGGAAACCTTCCCACTGCTTATCCCTGCTGGTGTAACGGTCAAGGGTGCGGGTCTCCGTGCTACCAAGATTATGCCTACGATTGCCACAAGGCAAAAGGACGCATTCTTAATGAACGACAGAACGGTTGTCGAAGATGTCACCGTTGCTGGTCAGTACTTCGATACCGCTGGTAACCAAGGTTGGGCGTTCCGTTATGCTCCTGGCATCGCTATTACCGCCAGATCGCCTTATGTCCAGCGTGTAACCGTCTTCAACAAGGGTAGCAACATCACTGCTACCGATCCCTACGGATACGGTTCTGCGGACTCTCCGCCGTCTTCTTACATCTCTGGTGGTGGTGCCTATGTTGATGGTTCAGAACTCGCTCCTGGGTCCTTAGAGGCAGGTTTCCTGTTCAACGAATGTACCTTCATCGTTCCTGGCGGTAAGGGTCTTGAAATGACCAACGGTGCTCGTATCGAGTACCTGAACTGTTTCACCTACTTTGCTAGCGAAGCTGTTAAGGGTGTATCTGGATCTGTTGGTTTGTCCTCTGCTGGTGAAACCAGACTGAGAATGACTGGTATTACCACGCTGGGCGTTGGTGATACTATCACCTACTACGATACCGATGGAGTAACTGGTCTTGCTACCGCTGTTGTTGCTGACTACGATGGTACTTACATCGATGTAACTGGCAAGCAAACTGGTTTTGAGGTACTCATTGCTAGATCTGCTAAGGCAATCACCTTTAACGATAATGCTCAACTGAGCACAACTGTTAAGAAGTTTGGTACTGCTTCTCTCGCGCTTGATGGAACTAATGATTCTATTAGCGTTCCTTCTAGCGGAGATCTCGGATTCGGAACTAATACAGACTTTACGGTTGAATTCTTCGTCAACTCTTATCAGTCTGGTCTTTCTTCTGCAACTCTGATCGACTTCAGAGACAACGGAACAGACGCTGAAGGTATCAGTCTTGCCTTCCGTGCTGCTGGTGAAGTTGATATGCGTGTTGGCACAACAACCGCTATCGAAGGTTCTGGTGCTGGTATTGCTACTGGAACTTGGTATCATGTTGCCCTGGCAAGACAAGGTACAAATACAAGACTGTTTGTTGATGGTACACAAATTGGTACTAAGGCATCAGACACGACAGACTACGGTGCATCCAAGGGTCTGGTTATCGGTGCTGACTTTGATGGAACCAGCAACTCTCTGGTAGGTTATATCGATGAAGTCAGAGTTGAGTACGGAGTTGCTAAGTACACCGCAGGATTCACTGCTCCGACCGCCGAGTTGCTCGGTGATAAGGATACTTCCCTGTTACTGCACTTCAATGGTTCTGCTGGTATCCAAACTACAACTGATGATGTAATCAGATATCAAGATGTTCGCATCACTCAAGCGGGTGGTGGTATCGGAACTGCTACTAAGGTTATCCTTGCCGACTACAGCAAGTTCGGTGCCGACATGCGTTCGGTCGGATGTGCTGTTGAGTATGGTCAAAAGGGTGTCATTGCTGACGGTGATGGCGTAACCCTGAGACTCTTTGCTCTGAACTTCAACCATGTTGGTGCTGGTGGAGACTTCTCCAACGATCCTAACCTGGCAATTCAGGCAAACGAAGTTACTGAGGTTAACAACGGCGATGTTTCCTTTGTCAGCATCGACCATAAGGGTGACTTCAGAGTCGGTGATGCCTTCTATGTCGATCAGGAGTCTGGCACGGTTGCGTTCTCGCAGCAGGTAACCAGTCTGCAAGCACTGTCTTCTCTCCAAATCACTGATGGCGTAGACAGCAGCACGATCACTCCTACCAGCGGCACATTCGGTAACATCCAGATCTCTGGAAACAACATCGAATCCACCACTGGTGATATCAACATCGACCCTGCTGGTGCTGGTTCGATTAACATCACTGGCGATGTCAATGTCCTGGGTATCCTGACCGCTACGGTCATCCAGTTGGATGCCTTCCAGAAGGGCGACACCTCCATTGCTCTCGATGACTCTGGTTCTGACGGCACTATCCGCTTCAACACTGATGGTGTTGAGGGTATGCGTCTTGATCCTGGTCAGTTACTGGGTATCGCCACTGCATCTCCAAGAGCAAGACTCGATGTTCTCGGATCTACCCTGCTGGAAGATCTCAAGATCACTGGTGTTGCTACCTTCACATCCAACCTCACCGTTGGTGCAGGTCTGACCGTAACTGGTGACTCTGAGTTTGAAGCGAATCTCGCAGTCGAAGATCTCAAAGCAGTAACTGGTGTTGTAACATCTCTGGTTGGTACATATTCAACCATCACCACGGTTGATATTGAGACCCTAGATGCCCGTGATGTCAATATCACTGGTCTGGCAGTAACGGATACCGTTGGTACTGCTGCTACCATCACAACAATTGATACAGAGGCACTCGATGCCTTTGATGCCAAGATTACTGGTGTTGCAGTAACCAACGCAGTATTTACTGGAATCACTAGCTTCAAAGATGGAGTCAAGGCAAACTTTGGTAATGATAATGACCTGCAAATCTACCACGATGGCAACAACTCTTACATCGATGATGCTGGTACAGGAACCCTTGCAATCCGTTCTAATCAGGTAGAACTTCAGAAGTACACTGGCGAGACTCTCGCTAACTTCACTGCTGATGGCAAAGTTCAACTGAATTATGATAATGGTAGGAGATTTGAGACAACGGCAATTGGTGCTAGCGTCTCTGGCGAACTGCAAACTGGTAAGTTAGATGTTGCTAGCGACACTGTAATTGGTCTCGGACTGACAGTCGTTGGTATTGCTACCTTCAACACCGATGTTTACATCGCTGGTAATCTGAACATCATCGGTGATGTTGTTTATGATGAGGTTAACGGTCGTAACCTGTTCATCTCTGGTGTAACAACCACCAATAACCTGAAAGTAACTGGCGTATCTACGATCGCTAACATTACAATCGGTGCTGGTTCTTCTTCCACCAAAATAAATACTCTTAGCGGTGAACTCGTTCTTGATTCTGCTGCTGGTCAGGTAACTGTCCAAGATGATCTGAGCGTAATCGGTTACGGTACATTCCGTGATGGAATCTACTACAGATCTGATCAAGGTGGAATCACTGGTCTTGGATATAGCGGACCTAACGGTGTTGCTTACTTTGAAAACGATGGAAGACTGGTTAGCGGTCTCAGCACAGTTGGATTCCTGACTACCTCAAACTACATCCTGACAACTGACGAAAACAACATTCCAATCTGGTCTGACAGCATCGACGGGGGTACATTCTGATGGCAAAGCCAACCACAAGACAGGGACTCAAGGACTATGCTCTCAGGCAACTTGGGTATCCTGTCTTGGAGATTAATGTAGCGGACGAACAAGTAGACGATGCTTTAGACGACGCTCTTCAACTTTTTCAAGAGCGTCATTTTGATGGTGTAGAAAGACTTTATCTAAAGTACAAAGTTACTGAAGATGACATCAAAAGAGGCAGAGCAAGAGGTAATGAAGAGTCTCTTGGTATTACTACATCTACTACATCATCTGGAGACTTTGAAGAGAACTCAAACTTCTTAGTTGTACCTGATTCGATTATTGGAATTGAAAGAGTCTTTATCTTTGACTCTAGTCATGTCTCTAACAATATGTTCAGTTACAAGTATCAGATGTTCTTGAACGATATTGCATTTAACTTGGGATATGATGGACTCTTGAGTTATGCAATGACAAAAACATATATTGAAGATATTGATTTCCTACTTTCTACTAATAAGCAGATCAGATATAACAAGAGAAATAATAGACTGTATTTGGATATTGATTGGGGATCAACCAAAAAAGACACCTACATAATTATTGACTGTCAAAGAATCATGGATCCAGCAAACTATGCTGGAGTCTACAACGATTCTTTCTTGAAAAAGTACTTCACTTCTTTAGTTAAGAAGCAGTGGGGTCAGAACTTAATCAAGTTCCAAGGAGTCAAACTCCCTGGAGGCGTAGAACTCAACGGTAGACAAATTTATGAAGATGCTGTGATGGAATTACAGCGCATTGAAGACAGAATGATGTCAACATACGAAACTCCTCCTCTTGATCTTATTGGGTAATGGCTTTAAATCCTTTCTTTCTCCAAGGATCTCCGAATGAGCAGAATCTCATTCAGCAGCTTATTGACGAGCACCTAAGAATGTTCGGTGTGGATGTATATTACATCCCAAGAAAATTAATTGTTACTGACGATGTGCTTGGAGAAGTACAATCGTCTAAGTTTACAGATGCATATATTTTAGAAGCATATCTGAACAACTACGAAGGATATGCAAAAGGTAGTGATATCATGAGCAAGTTTGGCATCAACTTGCAAAATGAAATTACACTGACTGTTTCTAGAGAAAGATACGAAGACTTCATTGCTCCGTTTGTGGTATCTCATGATGCCAGAAATGCTGGAACTGACATCCTCTTTGGCGAGAGACCGAAAGAAGGAGATCTAATCTATTTTCCACTAGGAGAAAGATTATTTGAAATCAAGCATGTAGAACACGAAAATCCGTTCTATCAACTTGGAAAGAATTATATTTACGAATTACAGTGCGAACTCTTCCGCTACGAAGACGAGTATGTCGATACAAATGTAGACTTTATCGACGAAAGAATTACAACAGAGGGAGAAGTCACTACAGTTGTCCTTGCTGGCATTGGATCTACTGCTCTAGCAGTTGTTGACTCCTTTGCTAGCCAAGGTGCCTTACAACAAATTTTCCTTAATGACGATGGATATGGTTTTACTTCCGCACCCGCTGTCACTATCTCCCCGTCTCCTGCTGGTGTTACTTCATCCCTTGCCGCCGCCGTTGCATTCACCACGGAAACATCAGGTCTCTATTCTATTGATCAAGTCGTACTAACGAATCCTGGATTTGCATACACCTTACCACCAGCAATTAGTTTTGGTGGTCCTGGTGCTGGTGCTGCAGCAACAGCTTCTTTGACAAATAGTGGTATTACATCCATTCGTATTACTGACCTTGGAACAAACTATGTTTCTCCTCCGATTATCACAATTCAGCATCCTGCCGATGTTGGCATTGGCACAACTGGTGCTGTAGTTGGAGTAAAAGCAGGTCAAGTACAAGCTACTGCTGTTGCAACTCTAAGTGGAGATAGACTTAACAGAATCTATATTACTAATGCTGGTGCTGGGTATGAAGCCACACCGACTATCACCATTGGAAGTCCTCTTTCTCTTGGTGTGGGTACATATTTCTTCAACGAAAGAGTCGTTGGATCTCTCTCGGGAACTGAAGGATATGTCAAGATATTCAATGAGGATCAGAGAAAGTTAGAAATTGCAATAAATAATGGAGTATTCACTCCTGGCGAATTCATTACTGGAACTGCATCTTCTGCCAGATACCAAGTATTGTCACACACTGGAATTGATACAGCAAGTCCATATACTCTTAATGACGAAATAGAGACTGCCGCTGACGACATTCTTGATTTCACAGAGAGAAATCCATTCGGTAACTTCTGATGTTAGGTACATACTTTTATCACGAAATTCTTCGCAAAACAGTTGTTGCTTTTGGTACTCTGTTTAACGATGTTCATATTCAGAAAGAAAACAAATCTGGTGCTACAATTAGTGATCTCAAAGTTCCCCTAGCATATGGTCCGAGATCTAAGTTTCTTGCAAAGTTAGAGCAGCAACAAGATCTCAATAAACCAACTGCCATCTCTCTCCCGAGAATGTCTTTCGAGATGAGTTCTTTATCCTATGACGGGTCTAGAAAAACCTCGATCACAAAAACATTCAAAGCAGTTGATGGTGGAGGAAATGTAAAGAAAGTATTTCTTCCCGTTCCTTACAATGTTGGATTTCAACTCAACATCATGACAAAATTGAATGATGATGCTCTGCAGATCGTTGAGCAGATTCTTCCATTCTTCCAACCATCTTTCAATATTACCATTGACTTGATCGATAGTATTGGAGA